CTAGAGTTATTAAGTCGGTATAAAGGACATTTTTATCTTGCCCATAGCGGTGGGATCTATCCTCAGATTGTAATCTATGCTCCAAATTAAACCTGTTAGAAAGGTAAATGATGTTTGGAGCTTCATTGAGGGTCAATCCATGCCCTAAAGAGGCTGGATTTGCTATAAGAGCCTTTTTATCGCCTGTTCTGAAGGCTTGAAGTTTGCTGTACAATGCGGTTGGGCTTAAACCAGCGGGCACACGTACGGCCAAAGGCCCTAAATAGGCAGCCGCATCTAAAGAGTTTTGCACATAGCTACTCCAGACAATCACCTGAGTTCCGGATTGTTCTACAAGGTCTTTTAGAGTCTCTAAACGGTGGTTTGGTATGCTTAAATACCTATCTTCGACCTTTAATTGCCCACAACAGATCTGTAAAAGCCTATTAATCAAGGATACTGCATTAACTGCTGTGATTTCATGGTTCTCCAGGTAGGTTATAGCCCGTTGCACTAGGTCGTTGTATGCCTTCATTTGCTCTGGAGTGAAATCCACATGTACAGTCTCGTATATTTTATCAGGAAGATCTAAGCAGTCTTTCTTCTTAATGACCGCAGCTATCTTACCAACCTTTTCAGATAACTCATTTATATTTTGATATCCAGTAACGACCTCGTATGCTCGTACTCCATTACGTTCTAATTTTGTTATAGCATAGCGATTTTTGAAGGCATAGTAAGATTTAAATCCTAATGTACCTGGACCTAGTATCTCTGTCTGTGAATATAAATCTAATGGTCCTTTGGGAATAGGAGTACCAGAGGCGATACACCTCACCTTAGCCCTCCCCGCCATTTCCATAACTGCTCTAGTTCGTTCAGCCTTTGGATTTTTTACCAATGTGGATTCGTCTACTACGAGCATGTAATTTGGGTAGAATCGTACAAAATCTTTCCATACACTTCTAAATTTCTCAGTCGTAGTAGCGTCTACATTTGCTATGAAATAAAACAATAGCGGGGACTTTAGGAGGCGTTTAGTTCTTTTCCAAACATACTGATGATACGGTAAAGTATGGTGCAATGGAATTTCTACCATAGACCAATTCATGACTAGTGTGGAGGTAGTGATGACTACAACTGCATCGATTCGTTTTAGCAGAAAATGGTTTTCAGTTAGTTTGATTATGATTCTAGTCTTGCCAGTACCTTGCTCCATAAATAGAGCAGCTTTCGCGTTGTCTTTAAAACGATTAAAGACTTCTGTTTGGTGGGCAAGATCAGTTGTGATCTTCATCTGGGTGGTCCTACAAACTCAGGTGGTGGTAACTCGTAGATTTGTTTCCAACTACGCCACATGTGGAGGCAATAGGGATGGCAGTTGATGTGCTTGCTCTCTGGCACATGGAATTGAACAACCGTCTCATTAGGCTCAAAGAACCTCTTGCGGATGAACTCCATCTCATCCCATGTGGGCGTGCGATGCTCCAGGCTGACAGATACATGATCCCAGCCTTCGTCTGCACTGGCAACGACGCGCAAACGCCGCCATTCTAATTCTTTACGCTCCTTGTTTGGGGGAAGATCGAACACGAATGCTCCTCCCTTGTTGTCACCCCAATCTCCATGCAGAGGTATGCGATACTTATTCAGCTCATTGAGATTGATCATTTTACATAAGCTCTATCTACTTTATAGATATGAAATAGTTCTTTAGGTAACTCTACTTTCTTTTCGTCTTGCTCTCTAAGAAATGCCCCCATTGTCATATGGTGGACTGATGTATCATTAAGTGCGATTAACCCCGCAGCTTTGCATAGAGCTTTAATTTTTTCTATCATTTCTGGTTGGTCTACGAAGTTATAGGGAATTTCTAATTTCGCCTTAACTATATCACCAAACCCATTCTCTTTAAGCCATTCGTATGCTGCATAACCGATGGGCTTTCCAGCATAGAAAGGTTTATACCCGACTTTAGATCTATCATCGAGTTTTATTTCCGTTAACTTTAGTTCTTTAAGCATATCGGGGATAACATTTTCTGCGATATGCTTACGTTGTTCTTTTAAATCTTTTACTCGCTCCTCGTAATCTTCAATAGTAGCATCGAGTTCTCTAAGGCTATGAGCCTGAATAGATAGCTCTTTCAAATCTGGCATTGGTTTCCTCCAATCCGCTAAGATAGTTACTGACATCTTTTTCACTGCTCCACTCATAGTCCGCCACAGCATCTTTCATAAGCACTCTAATAGCCTTATTCTGCCCCGTACTGGATGGGAGCAGCTTTATAGTATTGTAAGTATAGCACATAAGAGCGGGTCGTGCAAGGTTATAAACGACGAATAGATGCTGAGGATTCGGTACAGATTTTCTAACGTCTAATCCAAACACCATTTGTGAATTACGAACAACAATCCAATTACCATGCTGTATTTTTAATTCCAGAAAAACAGCTAATCCTCTAGGACACCATAGAGCATCGGATAAACCTTCGGATACTGCATTTTCTAATCTAACAGAGTAACCGCATAGCCAAGATTTCATGCGTTGCCAAAGTTTCTGTTCAGTCATGCGCATTACCATGAGTCTCCTATAACTAAATCTACTCGAGTTGGTACTTTCAGCTTTACTGTATCACACATAATACGAGTTATCTTTTCAGTTGTATCTCCAGATAGGCTAAAGTCTAATTCATCATGTACTTGTAATAGAGGATATAACTTCTGATTATAACATTCTCGCATTATAAGTTTGATTTGCCTAGCTGACCCTCCCTGGATTTTTCTATTCATAGCCTTACGAGTACCAAATCGTCTTAATGGTTGTCCGGGCCATCGCTTCTGTGCTACTTCTAACGATGGAGCAGGGGCTTGAGTATTATACTTATGACCCTGAGGCTCCCAGAAATTAAACCTACACCTAGCTCCATCTAAGAGTATAACAAATCCATTAGTATTTGCTTCATAAGTCAGCATTTTAGTAAGCTGAGCTATGAACGGCATTTTAGCATGATATAGTTTTAATATCGCAGTTCCTGTTTCTAAATCTACATTTAATCGTCTACATAGCTCTTCTAGACCCATGCCATAAGCTAATGATAGATTTATAATTTTAGCTCTAGTTCGAGGTATACCTGTTATAAAAGCAACATAATTGTGATAATCAGGATTAGGATCAGTATTATAATAATGTACTGCTTCTTTAGACCCAATACATCCATACGAAGCCGCTGTATGAACCGTAAGTGCTGGTTCTTGTCCTTTAAGGTCATAGGCTCCCCACTGTTCTCCTTTTTCAGGTAGGAATATACTTCTTATTGCTAATCCAATTTCCCCTTCTGCTGGGATTTGCTGCAACGGAGGGTCTGAATATGAAAATCTGTAAGACCTTGTGCCCCCATCATCGGATCTAATGTGGTGTATCTCGGAATGTACTCGCTCATTGAAGGTGTAATCGCGAATATATTTTCCAATAAACTTATCAGCGGCATCATGGTATGTTCTCGCATCCACAATAAGGCGGGGGAGGTCGTGAGGTTGCTTTTCTAGCCACTCTGCTTTAAATTGACCTTGCTTAGTCTTAGGAGTACGTGGGTAGGATAGACCTTGCTCATCAAAGGCGTAGGCGAGCCAGCCTGGGGAGTGTATGTTCTCTACGGTAACTGGCCGGCGAAGGCCAAGAATTTCTTTAATACGTTCTAAGTATGTGTCTCGCATACCTGTGAATTTAGTTTGAGCTTCCTCTGCTTTACCGAGGTCTATACGTATCCCCCGCCTTCGCATGAGGATTACTAATGGTATTAGATCAATTTCTAAACGATAAGCGTCCTGCATACTTTCGAGCTGTGGGTATAGCCGGTTAAAAAGTCCCAGCGTGCTCGCAGCGTCTTGTTCAGCATATTCACCAACATACTTGGCAGGGAGTTTCCATAATTCTTTCTTTGGGTCTACTCCAAAGGTAGCAGCAGCTTCACGCAATTTCTTTTCATTTTTAGCAGGTAAGCCTTCATCTTTACATAGATTATCTAATGAATAACTTAGTCTATTTTCATCTAGTATAACAGCGAGAGCCATAGTGTCTTCAAGTAACTTGCTATCCATATCGATCCTAAAGTCAGTGCCGAACCAACCCAGATCAAATATAGAATTATGAAAAACTTTACGGCATGGCGCCGCAAGATGAGCGCTAACCCAACGGATAACACGATCAACAGCAAAATTATCTGAATCGGGGTGGCGGATTGGAGCATAAATTTTCTCCGTCTCGCTGACAGCCATAGATACACCGACGATATGTCCGTGATCAGGTAATGCCCATCCCGCACCCAAATCGTTGCTAAGACCCAGATCTTTAACTTCTGTGTCTATAGCAACGATAGGACGCCTACGCCAATCTGGAAGTTCTTTAGCAACTGTCCAGTTAGTATCAGGAGGAAATAGAGCTAGTTGCCCAAATACAGGTTTAGTCTTCGTCATCCGGGATACCGTCTGCCATTTCGTTAACAATTAGCATATTATACCCGGATATATCTTGCCAGTGATCAGGTATGTTGGGATTTCCTGTCAGTATGCGAGCCATCTTGTGGCACGTCATATAAATCGTTTCTTTTTGACTGTAGTTCAGTCCAGCCCAATTAAGTTGATCTCGAACTGTCTCCATCAACATTTCCGTGCATCGGGCGTGCATTCTATAGCCGTCTGGCGTGGGTTGTTGATGCGTTTTAGTCCTCTCTAGCAGCAATGATTCTGTTAATTGCGTCTTGATATCCTTTTTTGTTGATGTAGTCGAGGATTTGGGAGTCATGATCTAGTACCTCCAAGATATTTAGAATTATGTCGTAACTGTAACGACAGCCCATATTCACATCGTCTATAGCAAAGAATAGCATTTCTAAGAGATCTGCAGTTTTAACCCGTTGATGCTCTATAGTTGTAATCTCTGGTAGTTTGATATCTAATTTCTTTTCTATTTCAATTTCAATGCGGTTTACTGCTAATTTGAAATTTGGATAATACCTCTTTACCATGAATGGAATATCACCTGTAACTATCTCAGCTACATCATGCAACAAGATGTAACGGTATAAGGCGGCATCTGGTTCACCGTATAACTCAGTATAAATAATCATCACTCTCCAAGTATGCTCACCTACAGTTTGTCTCTGTGCCGTTGGGCGATTATGATAGCGTATGATCGATCCAGCCCATAGTATAGTCTCAGTTGTGTTTTGCATGATATAACCATTGCTTCATACCGATTTGCCAATTTTCATCAATAATACAACTGATAAACTCTTTGGCCTGATTAATATCTCCGTTCTTTTTAGCGAAGAACGCCATGGTAACAGGATAAGCTACTCCATTAAACCAATCTGTTTTAAATCTATCTGGAAATTTACCATACGACCAATGTTGGACATCCCACATAAACTCATTATAGTTACCCTCTATAAGAGGAGTAGAATCATAGGGATAAGTAGCAGTAAAGTCTAATGTTGTCTTATCAAATACATTCGTATAAGCATGGAAATTATTGGAGAGTGTGTACATCTTTCCAACTTCTACCCCCAATGCCCCCGCAATTACTTCCAATAATATACTGAAATGAACAGCATTAGCTCCATAGAGCCCCCAAATCATATCATTACTTCTATTACATATCGTCATATTCAATAGCCCATCTATTCTAAAATATAGATGAGTATTACAAGGTTTATCTTTAACTTTAGTACCTAGATCAAGACCAGCATCCCACATAGATATAACTGCTTGGCGACTAGATAGATCCTTTTTAAGAATATTAATTACATGATCTATTTGATTCATACCAAAAGTATGAAACCATCTGCGTCCATAAGCTCCATGAAGTTTACCATCTGATTCTGCAAATCTAGATGAAAAATCATGAATAAATGGATCTAATAGAAGTGCATTATTTTCACCCTTCAACATCCATATAGCTTCATTTATATGAAATGCATGGTTACAGTTACGATTCTCATCTAAGAGCACACGTTTAGTAGGATCATCCCATATCGTCATCACCGGGTATGGCACGACCATCGCTGGACCATTTCTAGTTTTTTCTATACGTCCAAAGTCATGGAGTAATCTTAGACCTTGAATGTAAAGTTCATCCAGAGTTTCGCCTTGAATTTGATAAAGCACGTTGTCCCTCCTTCCAAGCTTCTTTCCATTGTACTCTGACTTCTAGCCGTGTGCCAAAGTCTCCTCCAGTTTTATTTTCTTTAGGTACTAGAGTTACAAAGTCAGAATGAAGTTCTTTTAGTCTACGCACATTGTCTTCATGGTATTTCTTAGTTCGCCATACGCTGCATCCTCCTGGAGCGTTGGTTTGCTGCTGATCCTGAGCCCACCAATATAGATTAAGATTTGAGTGGCCTTTACGTAAGAGTTGTAACGTTGCATCAAAATCTTCTATGCCATTTATCCGGTTATGCTCTATACTGGCATACTCTTTAGTCCGGAAAGCTACCGCTCGCATTACTCTAACATTTTGTTCTCTAATAACATCAGCAGATCCTATACCTGCTGCGTTATTTCCTTGTCTAGCCGATACCCCTACATGGGAATATCTAGCTAAACCTCGCTGCATAGCAACGAGCATCTGTACCATATCATCTTCTGTAGCTGGGATTAGATTGGTTGTACTCGGATCTTTACGTCTAAAGAATTGTAGATCATCATCCATCATAGTAAAGTATTTATATTCTTTCTTTACACAATGCTCCAATATCATTTGTCGCTTATCCCCGATACCTGTAGCTGGAACTCCCAGTATTCCAACGGTAGCATAGGTACTATCTTTCATCATTTGGTTCATATATTTACCAAATTCTTCGTCTCTGACTACTATAATTGTATCTTTATGATAAGACTTAGGTATCCAAGCTAATGTTCCAGCTCTTACCATATAGGCTCGTTGATAAGACGGTATAAAGATCTTCACTCAGGCCTCCCGTTAGCAATCCATTCTTCCCTAGCACGTTCATACTTATATTGATGAGCATTGAATTCATGCATAGCTTTCTTATATGCGCCACCATCTAATACCTGAGCAGCACCGTATTTTTCCATAGCTATGTCATTCAAAACCATTATGTCTTTACGAGTCATCATTTGCTTGGCACGAATTTATTGCGGCTGTATCCGCGTTGGTATTTCGAGAATTCACACAGCATATTCTGGACATCCTGAGCGTGAGGAATTTCCCAACCGTATTCTTCGAACATAGGTATAATCATATTTCGTAAAATACCTAGCTCGGCCAGCCATTCTTTTTCCCGCCAAGGGTGTTCTATATCAGCATCGTTTAAAATATTTAGCCCTCGTCGGCTCCCAGGACCACTCGCTGCCCATGTATGCCAATCTTCTACCTTATTAGTAGGAAATAGTTTCGTATATTTCATATCTGCTATCAATTGAGCAGCCATGAAACTCCCTAGATATGGGGCTTTAAGAAGTATTTCTTGAGCTGTACTGAGGAAATACCCCTTAGCTTCTGCATACTCAGCTAGTTCTATGGCTATTGGTAGAGCATGATCAATCGCCCATAGGGCTCCATCGAGCTTATTTTTACCATTCACAGTCTTAATGATGTAAGCTCCGGTGGTGTATGGTCCCTTCCCCCGCATTTTCAAGATGACATTGCGTAGAATATTGGTATCTTTACTCTTTATATACTGGTCCCAGGCACCTGAATTGAACATAGCTTCACCAGTTTCTATACGATTAAAGAATCTAAACGCTATAATAGACCATGCAAGATTAGCATAACTATGATCAGCGTACTTATCACGCACATTTTTCTTGCACCAAACTGTCGTCCTATCTAATTCACGATAAATATTCGTAAATTTGTACTCCCGTAGCATAGGGTCATCTGTCCACGGTGCAGGTTTGCCGGCGACTCTACATAGATATATGTTATGCCGCTTAGTAATGAATGATTTAAATTGATATAAAATACTCATTTGCCCTCCATATTAAGGTGCCCCGATATCTGTTACGGCTCGGGACCACACCGCTCCCCTCGCGAGGGTTAGAATGGAACCTCATCATCTCCTATATCTTTACCAGATGCGGGGAGGGGCTGCTTTAGTGGGTCTGGGAGTACCTTTGAAGTATGAACAAAAGGTACTTCAGCTTCTTTTTTCTCTGAAGCTGGCATATACCTCATAATTTTGTTACGAGGCGGGTATTCTTTGCCAGTAGTTTTATTAACTGAAGGCTTATCCATGCCAATCTTGGCTAGAAAAGGCTTATACATTAGAAGGTCAGTCTCTTTACGAGCTTCTTCCCAATCTACCCCACACACCATCGCCAAAGCCTTCATTTCAGCAATGCCAATCATTTGAGCTTGTTGATTATTATTTCTAACATTATACTGTGCAAAGATCGCTCGGCCTGAATACTCGCCTTCAAGTATTGCAAAACGGGCTTTGAAAAGAACTCCAGTTCCTGTGGAGGTATAGGTAACTTCTCCTTTCTCCAACTGGAGCATATAGTCTCCCGGTGGTACAGGTTCAGGAGTACCTGTAGATGGGAGGACGGATCTATCATCAAATTCCTCGTTCAAGTAGTTCGAGAGGTCCATGTTCTGTTTCCTTGTTCATTGTTTATACACGTCAGGTAAATCATCCCCTTGCAAAGTCACAGATATAGACTCTGTGATTGTCACCGTTTCGGGGATACTCAACGGTGGCGGTCCCACTCCATTAGTAAGTGGTAACTCTGGCTCTTCTTTAGTAGGGGCTGGGGCTTTATAGACCAGATATTTTTCAAAGGCTGCCCAAGGATTTTTCTTATCTATTAATATAGCCTCTGGCATTCCAAATCTATTCTTGGCAACAAAGGCGGGGCGAGCATCGCAGAAAGCCCACCGGGTTCCCCCGCCATCTGCTACATAAGTCTTTTGATTAAACCCCGTATCCAATTCTTTCATGGTCGTTTTAGTGTTTACGAAGATCACCGCGTCCGCCGCTTGTGTGAGTAACTTTTCAGCCCTTTTGTGAACTCGTAAACTGTATCGCTTGTACGGCGGAGTCCCTGGATCTTCGTGGTTGGAGGACTCGGCGTGGGCGAGCCAAATAACCATAATGCCTCGTCTTCTACGAATAGCGTCAACGCCTGCGATGAACTGCCTCCACGTAGAATCGTTTTCAATCCATCCTTTGCCATAGCCTGGACTCTCCAAATCTTTCCACCCATTACGGCGGCAGGTTTCAGCGATAATTATAGGTTCTAACGCATCTAGACTATCAATACATATAGAGGTATACCCATGAGGTTCTTTATAAATAGATCTAAGTGTATTCATCATAGTAGCATAATCGTATATAGGATCTACCCCCATAGCATTGACGTTAGATGGTGGGGACTCTGGATGCACCGGGACGTAGAGTACATTAGGAGCCGATAATCCAATAGATGTTTTGCCGATACCTGCTGCTCCATAGAATAAGATTAGTGGTGCATGAGAGTCCGATAGTGTTGTGATTTGTTTCACTACCAGCACGTAAGCCTCCATGTTTTAACCAGTAACATAGTGTACCATAGTTTAGCCATCAAAGCAACTACCTCTAGGGGGGTTCCCGTTTTTTCTTAAACAAGATGACCACTTTTTACTTGCATTGACCGTCCACCTGTGCTAGGGTATGCGTAGTCGGTGAGTAACCGGCGACAACAAGGGAGTAGAAGATGTATAATATGTGGACGATTGTCAAGCCAAATGGCGAAAAGATTGCCATGTTGGATGACGCAGAAGCTTTTGCCGAGGCAGAACGCCTTTCCAAGGCAGTTGGCCAAAATGAAGTACGCCTCTTGCGGGCAGACTTTCATGAGGACGAGGACGAAAAGCCTGGGGTTGAACAGGTGAAAAAGGTCTGGGTCTACAAGGCCGGTGCAGTAATTTCTGAAACGGACGTTGATTACGAGGCAGCCGACGAGGTGGTGGCTCCGGGCAAAACTCGTAGCGGTAAAAAGGCCATGACCGAAGAAGAAAAGGCTGCTAAGGAAGCAGAAAAAGCGGCTAAGAAGGCTGCCAAGGACGCTGATAAAGCTGCTAAGGCTGAAGAGCGTGCTGCTGCGAAGGCATTGCGCGATGAAGAGCGGGCCAAGCGTAAGGCCGAACGGGAGGCTCTTAAAGCTAACCGTCCGGAGCGTGGACCCCGCAGTAAGCTGCCAGATGAGGCGATTATCGCTCTTCAGGTAAAGGAAAACCCCAAGCGAGTTGGTTCTGCTGCTCGTCCCCGGTTTGACCTTTATACCGAGGGCATGACCGTCAAGGCTTATAAAGAAGCCAACCCGAACTTTGGTAGCATTGATTTGGCATGGGACCTGGAGCATGGTTTTATCAAGGTCACCAATGCAGATGGCTCGGAACTTGCGAAGCCCGAGGTGGTTGTGCCTCCGGCTGAGGAAGTGCCCGTGGCTGAGCAAACAGCAGAGCAGCCTGCTGCTGCTCAGTAAACTCTGGTCCCCGGTGGTAAGGTTGCTTCCGCCGGGGATTTTCATTTCTTGGCCCATATCTCCCTCAGTAAGCTAAGGGGTGGAAAGATATACTGGCATGAATTTCCCTTACCACTCATCAATTTATAGTGTTTCCAATTATTTTTTGTTCCTTCCCACGGCAATCCTAATGCCATAATGAATTTCTTAGGCATGAGTCGTCTACTCTCAGATCTAAATTCCCTATTATTATCTATCATACATGCGTATGAATCTTTAATCATATCGCTAACTATAATAGTTTCTGTATCTAAATTTAAAGGAATTTCTCCAAAATTAACTCCAGCAGGAATAACACCTCTACCCATAATATGCTCATCTATAAATATCTCCATTGCAGACCTAGACAACTCTACGACATCTTGACGCGCTGATGTATCTAGATCTATATGTTGAATTTGAATATTGGATATGTCTATAGACATAAGATATTGATAGAGGGCCGCTGGTCCATCATTTTCCATTTCTTCAACTATCTTAGTGAAATACTGTTTTCGTGCTTCCTTCTGTTCTGGAGTTGCTTTTGCTTGATTTGCCCAATGATCGCTAGCATGAATGACCAGTTGTCGTCTAGTATTACTGGTCATACTGATGGCGTTTTCTTTATTTGTACTAAGGAACCATCGCATCATGCAATTCATAGAGTATCTGGGAGCATTCTTATCATTTAATACAATAATAGGATTAGTAATATAATTATTAAGAATTCCTATTTCTTTATTAAGAACTGGTAACTCGGATAAACAAACAAATAACTTATTCTCAAAAGACAAACGGTTAAATTCCCCCGCAATATCAGTTGCCATAAGAGCAGTATTGACATGCGATGGGTGGATCATCTTACTAATATAAGCAGCAGCTAAATCTTTTCCTACTCCCTCTAGTCCAATTGAAAGCACACAGATACCCGGTTTTTCAGTAGGTTTCTGAATCATATGAGCTAACCATACAATTAAAGATTGATAAGCTATGCTATCTCCATTACACAGTCCTATCTTAAGATGATGAAGAAATAATGCACATTTCTTTTCAGGATCGATTATAGGCGGACTTTCTGCTACTGAAAATCCTTTCCAATTATTTACAACGATATTCCACTCTCCCGTAATAGAGGTAGGTTTAGTTATTAAATGAGGATTATCTGGTTGATTAGTAAAGCCTGTAATAATTCGTAGTTGAGTATATTTTAATAGATAAGTCCCCATACCAATACGTTCATTTTCTCGTTCATCATATAATTCCTTATGATCATGCCTTAATTTGAAATTAGTTAAACTAACTGGTGGAAATTCACCATCAATATCATATATAGTACATTCTCTACCATTGGGAAACATAACAAACTTACGGATATATTGTTCTTTAAGATCTAATGCTCCTGAATCTTTATTAAGATTATGAAGTAACTCTTTTCTGTACTGCTTTGCAAAATTATCTACCTTTTGTCTAGCATCTTTAATCTGCTTTAAAGCTAGCATCGGCTTAATAGTAACCGCTATCTGCTCTAATAGATGATCAGATAAAGATGCATAATCTACTCCAATAGCTACTGCTCTCCTAATAACAGGCTTAGTATCTTCAAAGCTCAAATATTTTCCAGCTTTTAATTCAATTTCTGCTTTACTCACATACTCTACAGCTACAGTATCTTTACTATCAATGCGATCCTGATATAGCTTCCCATAGAAATCTTTAATCTGAGCTTCTTCAAAGCTGTGAATCTCGGCCACTTAGTACCCCCGAAGCTCGTCATTAAAATCTTTATACCCCTGTGACGGCAGATGTGGGTATACTTTGAGCTGAAAGTAACGTTCTTGAGCTAAGTATGCCGCATGTGATCCTGCATCATCCCTATCTTGTAATAGGATCACTTGTTTAACCTCAGGTGGAAACTCTAATTGCAACAGCCCACCGACTGAGGTTGTCGCCCAGACATTCCAACCATGTAAAAGATATGCCGATAAACAGGTTTCTATCCCCTCGCCTATGGCTATACTTCCATCTTCTACCCCACCAAACTTCACCACCCCGCCTTTCGTGGGACCGAGGGTCATCTTATTTGGATCGCCGTTAAACTTATCAGTTCCAAGTGGATTAAGAAATGTACGATGGATAGCTAAATGATTATTCGTAGATGCGTGAGTGAGTAGGCTAATAAGTGATGGCAGGCGGGGGCCTGAGGGGTGCTTGAGGTGATTAACGCATCTGATGGAATCTAGAAATGCAAGTGGAAGATTACGGATATCTATACCACGCCTGAATAGATATTCATCCGCGTAGGAGTCCATGATAGGGCCGGCTCCATTCCAGATTTGATTCCAAGTATCACTAGGATTCTGTCGACTGCCCGTTAGATCATCCAGTGCCACATTTACCCCCAGACTTTGGAGGTAAAATATATGAGCGATACTATGACAACGACCAAGAATACTATAGTAGCAACGTATTCCGATCTTGCCATCTTCAGCTATCCATATATTAAGAGTGGACTTATCGTGGTTGCAGAGCGGGCATTTGGCGACATAATACTTACCCGATTTGTGAGCATTAAGCGCAATAGCGATGTCGTTAAGAAGCTCATGCATCATAACCCCATTTTAACAGATGGCCTAACTGCTTAGGAAAGGCTGCTTAGTAGGAATTGGGGGACACCGGCTATCTGGAGACCGGAGAGGCCTCTGCCCGAGGTGGGGCTTTGAGTGTCCCCCATACTCTTTCCTAAGCCCGTACATTATAGCACAATATAACAGGAGTGTAAAGGTTAAAATACGTGAAGGTTACCGATCAGGTTTTTTGGGGTTGTCTCAGCCCTAATTGTATGCTATACTGCACTGTTGACTAAAACATGGAGCGTATTATGAAAAGACCAATGAGCAACAAGTCACCAGAAATGCGTGACTTTATAGAACGTATATTTCCAGGTACAGTAGCATCTATTGATGCAAATACTTGTCCGCTATGTAAACGAGCCATAGAAATCAAAGATTTTCCTACTCCTTTGTATATAAAGGAGTACCAGATTTCTGGGCTATGTTTCATGTGCCAGGATAGCATTTTCAAGTCAGACTGAGGCTACTCTTACCCCGGTAGCCTCAGTTGGGTGGGGGAGGTCCAGCTCCATGTGCCCTCCCCTATTCCCAAATAAGATTATTTACATGGAGCCTCTTCGTGTGTTAGGGTAAATGTGTAAGCAAACACGGAGCATCTAATGAACATCCGTCAAGCGGCTGAGTCGGCCAAGTGGTACAAGAAGCAGGGCCGAACTGACATAGTATTCTACAAAGCCAGCAATGGTCAGTGGATGAATTGTCGTCGGGATCACATAACTAATCTATATAAGCGCCCGATCAGTAGGTTCTACGAAATAGATGAAGTATTGGAACAATATGGAGCACGCTAATGTACACTCACATCAACTTCAAAACTAAGAAAGCCCTCAAGTTGGCGGTGGCCGATGGGCAAGAGGTGACTTATTATCAACCTGGTCCATTTGAAGGTAATGAACCCAAAGATGGAAACATTTATATTGAGGGTCCACATTATCCTGAACCTCATAAGTGGTATGCAGCATGTGTAGCAAAGAATGGAGTTATCGTTAAGGTTAAGACATAAGGCGGCAACATGAAATTTCGTTCATTCTATCAATTGTACAGGAAGGCCAGTACACTTGAGTATCGTATCATAGCTGCTAAGACCAAGGAGGATAGGGAACGATTGAGATTGGAGCTAGAAGCTCTACTAGATACCGATGTATATCTTGAGCTTCCTCCCTCACGGTGGGGTAAGATAAGGAAATGGTGGCATGAGAGGAATCTTAATAAACACCTACGAAAAGGAGGTAAGCGACGTCTTACTCCCCGAAGAAGCGAACGAGTACTGGATGGACGCAGTCAGACTGGTCCTTAAATGTACGATGGTGCAATACGTTGGCCTCGCTCCTCATATATCAATGATGATAGATGAGGAAGGTTTACTCAAGTACAATCAACATTTCAAGTTCTTAGAATCTCCTATTCCGTTTAGTGGTAACGCGATCATCATTGGGCTATCGCATTCAACGGATGAAGATGGAAATAGTGATTTCTTATCTATACCTAAAGATGTATCTAAAGATATGATACAAGAACATCTTGTATGGTTAGGTGGAGATGATGCATTAGAACGAAATATCCAGAAAGGTATTGTTTTTCGCCCTAAGACACAGATGGGTGGATTCGGTGCCCCGATGGAAACGATTTGGGAATGGGCGCCACACTCCAAGCCTTCTTAATTAAGATATTAGTCAAGAAGGTTTTTTTGTGGTAGTATGCTTATGTTACGTTAACTTTGATGCATGGAGCTAAAACTATGAAGTATCTCGTAATTATCTTGGCAATAATGGCGGGGGTGATCCCGGCCTATGCCAATCAAACTTGCTACACGATTAATGGCAAGACCATCTGCTGTTGGACGCATGTCAACGGCACAGATCAGGTGTGTTCGTAAGGCACACTGAAAGGGGGAGGGCCACAGTCTAGCGTACCCTCCCCCGCAATTATGGAGTAGAACGATGCCTACTGGATATCCTAAGAAATACCATCCTGAGATGTATGAAGAAGTTCAGCAAAAAATCTCTACAGATAATGCTGACTTCAAGTATGCACTCGGGTACGTGACGATGCTCATTAAGCGTCATCAAGGGGGTAAAGCAGAAAAAGCTCAGCTCTTGGCGTTTATGAGGGAGTTCGTAGATATATGGTCTAGCCATGACTAAAATGGAAGATCATTTGCATCAACTCGCCAGAGATATTCGGATCAGTACTCTGGATGCTGCACTGATACTCTTGCACAAGTCTAAAGATCTAGATGAAGCTAAGATCTTAGTAGAAAAATTAAGGCAAGCGGGTATCAGTCCTGACTTTACTAAGTCTGTAGCACCAGAAGATCCAGACTCATGAGTTACAGTGAAACATTAGACTGGATTATGTTTACTTTCTACACAGGTGGAGCAGTAGGGGGCTGGATAGCCCTCTACTTTATTCTTTTCAAAAGGGACTAACCATGGAATTTAGATCTACAGAAGAGCTACATAAACGTGTTCATTACTTAGAAGATCGCGTGTCTGTAGCAGAACGCAAACTTCTAGAGCATGAAGTAACTGAACAGATGTTACAAGATGCTGTGTTTCAATTAAATGTAACAACTTCAAAACTCGTAAAAAGCCTAGAGGCACTCAGTAATGAGTTCCTAGCCTATATGGGAGCAGACCCAGAAGGGAGTGACAATGGCCAATCGTCCGATGGGACGCCGAGTCCTAATGTTAACTGAAGAGGAACGCAAGCTCGTATCTGCTTGGAGATCCTACAAACGGAATGGTGAGGGGGATGTCCGAGTGATTCGGGTAATGGAATTCCTAGTAGATGAGGAATACAAGCGCCTACATCCTAGATATAATCCCAAACAAGGTGCTGGTGTGTGAAGCTCGGCCATGCTATAATGCTTATGTAGACTAAAACATGGAGCATGAAAATGCATTACGATATACGTTACGAGCATGCAGATCCTGAAGTCAATCATAAGAAAGCTCTGAATGATGTCGCTGATTACCTTGGTGGTCAAACCAAGTATGATCAAATAGTAGAAGCCATTAAGCTAGATGGCTTGCGGAATTGGAATAAGTTCCGCCTAACCTTTGCCTTTATGGCGGGCATTGAAGGTTATCCGGTAAAGGCTCTGTACAAAGAGGTATGGGGTGTTGATCCTATGGAGGAAGATAATGACAACAATAGGTGAAATACAGATGTTAGACATTACTGCACCTGAGCAAGTTCAGGTGTTAGTGAATGTTGATGGGAGTGTACTCTGGGTCAATATTGATGGAGTATGCAGGTTGCGGGTATGCAGAATGACAAACCTAGAGCTAATGGATTCTAGAAAATGGGAAGGACCGTGATGCCTAAACCAGCTTGTCTAAAATGCCAGCGTTTCTACAGGCCCAAAAAGAATGGGTTTGTGTGGCTTGAGAGTATGCCCATAGAAAATCACGCTGCACCGGGCACAGATTACCCGGAGAAATGGAAGCCCTATAAGATATGGCACAGTGATCTATGGGAGTGTGACGGCTGTGGTCATGAACTTATAACTGGACATAGCCATAATCCAATAGCTACTCAGCATGAGCCTAAGTTTAAGGATTGGCTACCCCATGTGAAAGGAACCATCAATGACTGCTAAACCTCCAGTAGACCCACGCGATCCAGACTACAGTCGTGAAGGAGTATTCGTAGATCACAACTGCTGGCGATGTGATAGTGGTAAGAAACCATGCATCAAAGGCAATCCAAGGGATTGTGATACACTACATGCTAGAAACGATTAACCAGAGGAGAAACTACTATGTCAATACCAGATTGGGAATTCCTACATCCAAGAATGACACCTGAGCATCTAGGGTTTATACCCGATTGGCTAGATGATAGAGATCCGGATAGTGCAGCCCAACAGATTCATAAAAATTATGGTCATGGAGGTGGATGGCAGTCTGCTAAAGGATTTGAGCTTCAAGAGGGCGGGGGACTCAAATACCCAGGCGATCCTTTATTGAAACCCTTGGCTAAGACTAAGCTGAGGAACGAGACCATATACTTCTACGATCATAGTTGGGTCTGCATCGTGCAGCCAAATGGTAAGTTTGATGTAGCAAGGATTGATTGATATCTAGTACAAGACCCTTGCATGATGACCTCGTGTGTGGTATGCTTTATTGTTAGCTAAAACATGGAGTCAGGCTATGAAACGATGCAAGGTAGCTCCAAGGAATAGGAGCGAAGAGTTTGAACTCTGGGTCTATTACGGGACACCAGATCATTGGGGTACAACCCACGATTGGTATGTGGAAGAGATAGAGGGGCGGGGGCTTGTTGATGGACCCCCACAAGTTTACACAGGATGGGAAGGTGTAAGCGTCCATGATAGGCTAGAAACAGGTGGACGGATGTGCCTGCGATATCGCCCAACCTACTGGGAACGTAAGAAACCAAGCAGGGATGGATACGACTTCCCAATAGAACGGCCGAACTCTTAAACAAAAGTGTGGCGTGACACGCTCAAACGTGTTACGCTGCATTGTTAGCTAAAACATGGAGTCAACCAACTACTATGATCAATAGCATAGATTACACCCCTACTGATATTGGCTTGGATCTGTTTCATAATCAGCAAGCCATTGGTCAAATCATTTATCTGCCAGAAGATCGCAGGTATGAGGTCAACCTCTACCCTAAGTACCTGGGAGATAATCCCTCGGATGATGGGGCGCAGTTCATTAGCCTAGAAGCGGCCAAGTATTACGCTCTGGCGATGTATATTGAGCTCACCACGGCACATATCCTGCGTGAAGCTAGAGGCTGATCACAAACAAAAGCGTAGCATGTTGAATTCCAACGTGCTACGCTTTATTGTAAGCAAATCATGGAGTAAATCAAATGGCTGCTAAGATCAATTGGGCTAATCTTTCTAACCAACCGTGGCGTCCTGTCACAGATTACATCGGTCAACCCGGTATGTGCAAGGATCTACCAGGATTGATCAGTGGGTACAATCCAGAATATCCTGACGATTACTTGGCCTGCTATCAAAGCTGCAAACTCTACACAGATGCAGACCCCAAATGGGCAAACATATCCCTTTGGGAATGCATAACTAGTGAAGACGAAGGCACCACAATATCCATGGAGGAGGACGACTCCGGGGTGTTGTCCTACACAGATAAAGAACAGGATTGGGAACAGCAGGTGGTATGGGTAGATCCCCTATACAGTCCCAATAATATTAAGTTCGTAGGTTATCATGGCGAATATGCATACTATTGGTGCAACGTCGGCGGCTGTCCAATGACTGGTGGCATCGCCCTCCTACTTCGGCGCAAACATACTACGCCAAATATGATATGGGATCAAGGTCAGTTCAAGGGGTACAAGGAAGCCGATCACACTTCCTTGCTCTAACCCACATCAAGGGCGGGGGTACATCCATATCCCCGCCTTTTCTTATCCTAAACAGGGAACTTGTCAAAGAGTTTCAAGCGTGGTATACTGTATGGGTAGACTAAAACATGGAGCAAGACAATGTTAAGAAAGAGTAAAGGCGAGTGGATTGACCCACGAAAAGAAAAGCGTGGGTTCCGTAAGCTGGGCATGAGTTGCCCATTGTACGAGGCACATTGCCTCGGTGGCTACGATGGTCACTATTCCAGGCCCATCCGTTCCAACCGTTATCCACCCGGCAAGCGCAGGGATGTGTACATGGGCGCATACCTTATAGAGCAGGATAATAAAGACGATGGGGATGCGATGGGCCGCATGATGGGGCGCAACCTGTGATAACCCTCACCATCATAATTGCGGGGGTGCTCTGGGTGAGCATCCTTGCTTACTTTCACATCACAATGTAACAAGGAATAACTCCAATGAAAATGACTATTGAGTTGACCGCGAGGCAGCGGGCTTTGCTTTTATCTCGGATATACACAGCAATGACGTTGGATAAAGATTGTGATATTAAAAATGAAATGATGGCTATTAAGAATGCTATCATACATGCAGATGTCAAATAAGGAGACTAACATGACTGAACAGAAACTACCACCGTCTTGGGCGAATGCCTTGATTATGAACTGGCGCACAAAAACAGGTGCCAGCCCAGATGTGAGTGATATGCAAATATACCAAGTCTGGGTAGATTGCAAGGGAATGGACGAGGCCGACATAGAGGCCGTGATGCTAGAAACCTTTCAAGGGCAATAGGAGGCCATCGTGACACAGACATCACCAAAAGAAGTCAACCAAGACTACAGGTACACGATCATTGCAAAGCAATATGAGGCGGGGAGGTGGACCACCAGATGGGACAACACTGATGGGAGTTTCGCCGGATGGGGTAATACAGAAAAGGAAGCCATACTAGATCTAGTGGTGCACTATCCGCTCCCAATGCACGACCAAGAATAGGGGCGGGGGGTGGACATGGACAACTATTGGTTCTATGTAGTGGTGATGGTGGGCTGGGCGATCTGGTTCATGGTGGTAAAGGCGGGAGGGTGGGGATAGACAAAAATGGCGGGG